GATTAATGGCTTTGTGAAGTTTGAGAAGACGAATTTTTCCCAGAAGAAAGATCCGGCTCCTCGACTCATTCAGCCGCGCGATCCTCGTTACAACGTGGAAGTCGGCGTGTATCTTAAGCCCATTGAGCACGCTGTTTATCACGCCATAGACCAGACGTTCCAGGAGTCCGGTTTGTCGGCCCATAAAGTTACCGTGGCCAAAGGCCTTAACTTTGCTAAGCGAGCGAAGGTATTGCGGGAGAAGTGGGACAGGTTTTCTAAGCCTGTTGCACTTTTGTTTGATGCGCGGCGTTTCGATCAACATGTTGATGTTCCTGCTCTGAGGTCAGAGCACGATATTTATTTGTACATGTTTCGTTATTGTCCACATCTTGCTTGGCTCCTTGCAATGCAGTTGCACACTAGCTTTGTAGGCCGCACAGGTGATGGCTTTGTGAAGTTCCGCAAAAGAGGCGGACGCTGTTCAGGTGACATGAACACAGCACTCGGCAATGTTTTGCTGATGTGTTTGATGTTTTACTCCTTTCTCCAGGAAATGGGAGTCCCGTTTGAGTTCTTTGACGACGGTGATGACTCAGTTCTAATTGTAGAGCAGGAGCATGTTGCTCAGATAGTGTTCAACTACCCGCAGTTCTTCCTTAACCATGGGTTTGAAATGGTGTTGGGCCGTGTGGCGCGAGAGTTTGAGGAGATAGAGTTCTGTCAGACACACCCAGTGTATGACGGGGCTCGATGGACAATGATTCGTGATCCGCGTGTAGCGATTGCGAAGGATCTTATCTCGACTCTTCCTTGCGCCAAGCCCAGAGTGGCATTTGGGTGGGTGCGCGCTGTCTCCGACTGTGGTGAGTCCATAGCCGGAGGCATACCGATTTGGAACGCCTTTTACAGTTTGTATCGTCGGATGTCAACTGGTTTTAGGCCCCTTAAGCTCCCTGAGCTTGAATCGGGAATGTATTGGAACTCTCGAGGGATGCGTAGGGTGTTTACTGAACCTACGATGGAATCTCGGGTTTCATTCTGGCGCGCGTTTGGAATCCAGCCGACAACGCAGATGTTGATAGAGGATGCATTTGATCATTTTGATGCGTCCACCTT